CACAATGAAAAACAACTTAAACATCCTAAAGGAGAAAGAAAATGGCTAATACTCTCACCGGTCTTATCCCCGTCGTTTATGCTGGATTAGATGTTGTATCCAGGGAACTCGTAGGGTTAACTCGTGCTGTGTCCCTCGATGCAAGCGCAGCTACTGCGGCAAAAGATCAGACTGTCCGATCTCCCGTCGTCCCTGAAGCCACCACTGAAGACATTACCCCTGGTGCAAACCCGGCTTCCAGTGGTTCTCAGAATATCGGTTATGCTGATATTGTTATCACAAAGGCGAAAGCGTCCCCCATTTTGTGGACGGGGGAAGAGCAGCTGTCGGTTCGTGGGTCTCTTAACACTATTCTGGTCAATCAGTTTGCGCAGTCGCTGCGGGCTCTGGTCAATGAGATCGAGGTTGATCTGGCTACTACCGGTTATAAGGGCGCTTCGCGTGCTTACGGTACTGCTGGCACCACTCCGTTCGGCACTGCTGGTGATCTGAGCGACGTAGCCAAGACCTTGCAGATTCTGGAAGACAACGGCGCCCCGAGCACCGATCTCCAGTTGGCTCTTGGCTCTGCGGCTATCGCCAATATCCGTGGGAAACAGTCGGGACTGTTCGAAGTCAACCGTGCGGGGAATGATGACCTCCTGCGGCGCGGCGTGATTGGCGATCTTGAAGGTTTCGAGGTTCGCAACTCGTCTGGTATTCAGACCCCTTCGGTCGGCACTGGTACTGGTTATCTGGTCAATGACGCCAGCCTGAGTGAGGGTGACACTGTCATCGAGGTTGATACCGGCACTGGTACTATCCTTGAAGGTGACATTGTGACCTTCGCTGGGGACACCAACAAGTATGTTGTGGCCTCGGCCCTGTCCGGAACCTCGTTTACCATCGCTGAGCCTGGGCTTAAGCAGGATATTGCCGACGATGCTGCGATTACGGTTCTGAGCGCCTCGACTCGCAACCTGGCTTTTGCCCGGTCGGCTCTGCACTTGGCTGCTCGGACTCCGGCCATGCCGACTGATCTCAATGGTCGCCCGGCTGATGCCGCTCTGGACGTTATGACTATTACTGACCCTCTCTCTGGTCTCAGTTTCCAGGTCGCCATGTATGCTCAGTATCGTCAGGTCAAGTATGAAGTTGGTCTTGCCTGGGGTACTGCTGTTATCAAACCCGAGCACATCGCTACTCTCCTCGGATAACCACCTCCCTCCTCCCTCAGCCCTCAACGCCGGCAGAATAACTACCGGCGTTGAGGGCGCCTAAAGGAGAATAAAATGCCTGAGCTGGTAAAGCTAGTTGACAAAGACGGGAACGCAGCGCTGGTTGAGCGCGGTTCTGAAGCGGAAGAGACCATGAAAAAAATGGGGTTCTCTGAGCCGGTGTTTAAGAAAAAGTCTACACCGCGCAAACCGCGGGTGAAAAAGGATTAAATAGTGGCCATTACAGTCATTACCACTCCAGGGGCAGCCGACGCGAACTCGTATTGTTCGCGTGATGATGCTGACACATATCACAGTGCCAGGCTGCACAACTCAACCTGGACAAGTGCCAGTGACGACACAAAAGACGTGGCGCTGGTGATGGCGACGTGGTTGCTGGATAATGATTTCGTATGGGCAGGGCTTATTTCATCTACTACTCAAGCTCTGCGCTGGCCGCGATCTGGGATTACAGACCAGGATAACATCTATATAGATGATGATACCATCCCTGATTTCCTGAGAGACGCCACGGCCGAGTTGGCGATGTGGCTTATTGCTAGTGACCGTTTAGCTGAGGCTGATACGGCTGGGTTCTCGCAAATCAAGATTGGTTCTTTGTTCGCGATAATTGATAAAAATGATCGCAATGAAAGAATACCGGATATCGTTCGCTCCATGGTATCTTATTATGGAGAGGTGAAGAGTACAAGCCCTAGATTCCTTGAGAGAGCGTAATGTCGTTAAAAGATGCGTTCGAGAAAGCGGCTAAGGCGATTTTTGATGTTGCTGATGATTGTCTTGAAGACATTATTTATAAACAGGTTTCTGATAATGGGTATGACCCTGAAACAGGAACTGTGACTGAAGTTGAAACTGAGATTGTTCTTAAAGGTCTCGCTGAAACAACACAATGTAAAGATAGGTTTGACGACCACGTTGATGAGGCACGTCAACTTTTTTATATTCTCGCTGACGATTTGGGAGTTGAACCGAAAGTTGGCGATTTGATAGTATCAGGCGGAATAGAGAAGAAAGTAGTTGATTGGGCGGCAGACCCAATAAAATGCGTGTGGGAGATTGGTTTAGCATGGTAGTTGAGATGAATTATTTCGCTACTGACATGAGTAAATTGCGAACTGGTGTTCGTGATATGATTGCTCGTGTTGCCAAGGCCACAGCCAAATCAGTCGTTGACCACTCTCCGGACCCGACGCATCCAAGACAGATAAATTCCATGGGATCTTACATTCAGAGTATTCGGGTCAGCACGAATGGGGTTGAAGACCCCACATATACAATAATCCCACAGGGGCACCCGGATGTGTCGTCTCGTTCTAAAGCAGGCAATCGTATCCGGAAGATAAAAAGGGAAGATATCACAGTGGGGGTAGATGTGGTGATTTCTAATAATGTCCCTCATGCAAATTCAGTCGAATATGGGATCGGTTGGGAACATCAGAGTGAGTACGCTCCTATACGGTCTGGTTTGGCTGAAGGCGTCAATATTGCTACCAGGGAAGCTGCTGCGTTTAAGGTGCCTGAACGATGAGCATGTCAGATGCTGATGCCCACAAGGCACTTGAAGTATATTTTGATAATAACTGGACAGAGACTGATAAGTTCTTCCAGCAAGTTCCTGCCTTTCAAGATGTCAGGACTGAGTTTGTAGTTTTCAAAGTTTTATTTGCATCTGCGAATGCTATGAGTATTGCAGGTGATCCTAAATTCAGGACATCATTGCTGGTTGAAGTTAGCATAAATATTCCAGCCAGGACTGGCACGCGACGTGCCGTTGAACTTGGAGACCAAGTATCAAATTTGTTTCTAGGCAAGGAAATTGAAGGGATAACCTTTAGAGACAAAATGGTCTATCAGACAGCCATCGAAGATTGGTATCGGATGGTTGTAAGTTTTAACGGCTACTACGATTACGACATTTAATGGAGGCATGCTATGTCCGACAGTAATAGAACCATCCTTTCTTATGTGGCTGAAAGCACTTTGGGGACCACCCCTACCAATCCAATTTTTAATACTCTGCGCTATACGGCCGAGACTCTTGGCTTTGATGTAGCCACTACGAAGTCTAATGAAATCAGGTCTGACCGTAACGTCGCTGACTTGATCCGGAATGATTTCTCTGCCAGTGGCGGTTTTGACTTTGAATGGTCCGATGACACTTTTGATCTTTTGCTTGAGAGTGCGTTGTTCAATTCATGGACTACCGCGGTATCTTTCGAATCTTTCACATCCAGTCTTGATACTGCGGTATCTCTTGCGAACAGTCCAGTTATCAGGGCTACGGTTGTTGTTTCTGATGATACGTCGTTGACCACGGTTTATACTGAGGGCACTGATTATACCATTGATTATGAAAATGGTACGATCACGGCTCTTTCGACTGGCTCTATGGCTGATGCGACGACTTATTACATTTCCTATTCTTACAGCTCTAGCACTACGCTCAAGAATGGGACTACGATGAAGTCATTCACGTTTGAGCGTGGTCATCTCGATATCGGCCAGTATTTTCAATATAAGGGAATGGTAGTTGATACGTTTTCCCTTGATATTTCGGCGAGCCAGATTATCACTGGTAATTTCGGTTTTGTCGGGATGAGTTCTGCTCGTGATACGAGCACGGCCGCTTCGGCGTTGGCGTCTGCGTCTACAACCGACGTGATGAATGCCATGTCCAATGTAGCTGACGTGAAGGAAAATGGTTCCGCGTTAACTGGCGTGTATATTAACAAACTGTCCCTGGCAATCAAGAACAACCTGCGGGGGCAGAAAGCAATCGCGAATACT